AAAAGATAGCAAAATGGAAGCAGCCAAAGAAATTTGGGCATCGCTTGATAACGAGCAAAAGACTGCATTATGGTCATTGCTTGATTCTAAAACACGTAGCACATTTAAAAAGGCATAATCATGGCTGAGAAAAAAGTATATTTAGATAGCGGTTTTACTAACAAAGTTAAAAAGACTTCAGACAAATCACCAGACGTTAGAATTAACTTAACACTAAGCACAGATACACTAGACGCAATCATTGCTGCCGGTGGCAAGATGCAACTAGCTGGATGGAATGTAGACTACGGCAAAGGTGATACCGTTAGCTGGAAAGCGTCTGCTGATACATTTGTGCCAAAAACAACAGATGCAAAGGATTTGTCTGACGTAGACTCAGATATTCCATTTTAGTTTACGGGCGAAAGCGCTAATTTGTCTGACCGTCGACAGTTAGGCCACGATATATTGTGCAAAAATCTATCAACCCAGCGTTAGTAGCCCACCAATTTTTAGGAGATTATGATGTATTCAACATTTAGTGAACCAATTGCATTATTTGATTGCTTTATTGCTTTGAAACCACCTTCAGAAGATGCTTTAAACGAACGCTACACGCACGTAGAACGCATAAAATTTGAATTAGATAGTAAGTATCGTCTGCACCCAAATAACTTCGTAAAACACGCTTCTACGGAGCTAAAATGAAGTTAATATTTGATACTGATGATAATGAGCTAGTGCTAGACTTAATGGCTAATATTTTTGTTGGTCTTTTAAAGCGAGAATTAAAAGAAAGCCAAGAAGCGCTGCCAAAGTTTAAGCATCCCGAAGATGTTAAAATGTATAAGAAAAACATTAAAGCTTGTAAAGTATTGCTTGATTATTACGGAGGCTAAATGGAACAATTAGAAGATAAGTATTACAAGACAATAGGTAAAAATATTGCTTTAGAATTGGGATTGGATTTGCCGCAAGAGATGTGGCTTAATTTAGGCAGCTATGCTTGGATGGTGACTCACTTTGTGAAAGCTGAACGTAACAGAGATGCAAGAGAAGCGGTTAATAAAGCGCAATGGGGTGATGAGCAATCAGAAAAAAGACAGGATATAGTGGGAGCTAACGGACCAACAGGGGAGCATTACGACTACAATGATTGATGTTATTTTAAGTTACGTTATTTGTTACGCCAGCGCCTTTGCATTAGGTTTCTGTACTGCATTGACGCTGGTTTATGTCTATACAAAGTTGGCGCAGATTTGATAGCTGTTACATGTAACGCAGAAAGCCGAAAAACTCGTTACTTGCTATATCCTCTGTTGTCGGCTTAACCGCCAGTAAAGATTAACGATTCATTACGTATGCTGTGATTTCCATACCTAAACGAATTTCAGTTGCTACAGGCTTTTTCCACATGATTTAGTCCTTAGTTTATGCTATGCAAAATGCGTAGCTTGTAATAAAACGCAAAATATTCAACACAAACTTTTTTGCATTGAATGTATTACATATTAACAGAAATGCAGTTTTGACGCATCGGGACAATCATGTATTGCTAATAGTGAAAAGTATTATTTTTTATCTGCATTAGGTCTGTATAAATACTCATTCCCTAATGGCTCATTTATGTTATCTAACACATCGCCTTTTCTTACTTTAAGTGCAAGAACATTATTATCGCCTGTATAAGATTTTGCTACTTCATGCATATCAGAAATAAAATCGCCAGGAACAATAGATTTTTGATTTTTTGGCGCACCTCTGTAAATGGTTATAATGTCATCAGGACTTCCACCCATAGTCTTATCAATTGAAACCATGTTTTTACCAAGAGGCTGAGAAGCTCTTATATGAGGCGTGTAGTCAACGTACAAGCCGCCAGTAGGGTTTAATGTATTAAGTTCTGCCATTGGTGCTTTACCAACACCTTTAATACCACCAACAAAGCCAGCAAAGTCAGCAGGAGTCAATTCTGATTGTGATAACGCTTGATTGACGCCTGACATATCACCACGAATAGCAGATGCCAATGCTTCACGATAAGGCGCACCTTTGCCATACTGTGCAACCGCTGTGTCTTTCAGCGCTTTTATTAGTTTACTTACATCAGCCATATCTGCCCCTATTTCTTATTCTTAACATAAAATAAACTGCGCTCACCAAACAAGTAAAAGCCTACAACAGAGGCAAAGTTAGATACTTGCTCGTTTACTTCACCATCACCGGCTAACGCTAGATAAGCCCACGTTCCCAATACTAGGATGCCAATTGTAGGGCGCATTAAGCGGATAATAGCTTCTACCCACGGATAGCTAGGGTTGCCACCACCAGCTTCGTTCATCACCTTAAAGAACTCAAGGTCAATTTGTTTCATTTGTGCATACTGTTCAATAGTAGCAGGCTTAAATTGGTCAGGCGCAATAAAGCGATTAATAAGGGATTTGCCTAAGTCTACTGCTACAGGGCCAAGAGCCGCTAGGATTGTAATCGGGTCGATGATGCTACTCCTTAAATTGTTTTACCTGCTTGGAAGTCTGCAAGTGTTAATCCAAAAGTCTGCTGACAATGTGCTAGTTCCTTAAATGTTTTCCAACGCCCAGCCCATTCAAGGCCAACGCTTTCTGCTATCTCGCCACACTTGGTAAACAATGCAGTATCAGCCCACATAGCTTTGCCATTGACGATAGGTACAAAATCAAAGGCTACACGCCAATTATGGAATGATTGACCGCCCTTAGCGTTAGTTACTTTTTTGCCTGGCAAAGTCCTACCTTGAGCATACAAAGCGTTTTGGCTCTCAGCATCACGATAGGTAGATGTAATCAACACGTCTATGTTTTGCTTGGCGCATGATGCAATAAACTGCTCGCACAGAGTTTTAACTCTAGGATGCAAATCATCAAGTTTACGACTATTTATCATTTTAAATTTTCAAGGCGATAAATTAGTGACAAGAACTCGCCAACTACCTCATCGACCACATTTTGTAAGGCAGTATCTTCTTTAGGAATACATTTGTAACGGTTTTTCTCAATGTATGATAGCTTCTCAACAAAGCAATAAATAGGCTCTTTATACTTCTCTTTTTCTGTAAGGATAGGAATGTCTTTAATGATGCCGTACCGTCCTTGATATGCTTCAGTTAGCTTATCTGCAAGCTCTGCAATGTCCTCGTAAAAGTGACCAAGGGCTTTGTGCTGTGAGTAGCTTTTAGTGCGTAAATGCTCTCTGTGTGCTACGTCACGTGCTAGGAATATTGTTGCTATAAATTCGTTAATCATTTCTCATCCTCTAAATCAATTATTCCAATTAAAGTTTCATCATAAAAATTACATTCCCCACAAACTTGCAAATCCTCTAGAGCATCGTCTTGCTCGTAAATATCTCCGCAACATTCGCAGACTTTAATTTTCATCATAATTTTTTGTATCCTCGAAACTTGTATAATCGTGCAATTTTACGTGCCTGTTTATCAAGCCGTCTGACAATAGTATGTCTGCCATCAATCATTAGCTTGCCGTTTAATGTGCGTATGCGATGTAATATCATATAAAAAAAGCCCCGAAGGGCTAAGCATACTTATTTTTAAGATATTTTAACGTCAATGGCAACTCATCAAATCTTCCATTTTCCACGTCATACAACATGAAGCATCCCCTAAAGTGACCATTGTTACCTTGTGGCCCAAGATACCCTTCATCATGCTCGTAACAGCTACCACAAATAATAGCCGTCATTTCATGACCATCTGCACGATTACCGTAAGCTATCTGTCTCCCTTGTTGATGCCCAGCAAAACAACTCATGTGCTTCTTTGTAAGGAGTGCTTGAGCGCTACATACAGGACGACCCATGGGGCCAGAAGTAAAGTAATGAGAATAGGCAATGCCATCAATAACAACAACTTCGAGAAAAGGATAAACTTCCCAGTCTTGATACGGTAGGTCATCGGTAGAGATAAGGCCATCTAGCTTCCTATCGTTGTTAATTGCTGTATTAATACGTGCTTCGTGATTGCCAAGCGTTAATACCATGCGAGGACGATAAGTCTTTTCTTTTAGCTTCCTACGCTTGTCGTTATACTCATATAAAGGGGTCAGCAAGGCATCCATAGCTTGACGTGCCGCCCAAATATCTTTTTGGTAACTCCTACCCTCAAACGACTTTTTGCCTACGTCATAAGAGCTTAAAGACTCCATATCAGCAAAATCGCCAATACAAATAATTACATCAGGTTTCTTATCGACAATGTATTTGCCGATGCAGGTTAGAAATGTAAAATCATTGCCGTCTTTAGCTTGCACGTCAGGCAATACGAAATGTGTCCTAGTGGGTCTGGTCAGGTAGCTCATAATAAAGGTTTAAATCCTCATCAGAATATAACACTATCTTAGTGCCATCCTCTATATACAGTACAAATTCATCATTGTCAATACCTGCTTCAACAATAGTTTGACCTACCATGCGTTCTATTAACGATTCTACCGCTTCTTGGTCACTCATTTGTCAGCCTTGTGGTCTAGTTTCTCAAAAATACGATTAAGTGATGCTTCTATTCTGTCTAGTCTACTCTCTAAATCCTCTTTACGCACATAGTGTGTAGGAAGGTCAACTTCAATTTGTTTAACATCTTTTTTAAGGTCTTGAACGGCATCCCATAACTGTCTAGCAAACCAGCCTAGAACAGATAGAACTGCACCGATGATAAGGTTGATGATGGCTTGGTCAGTCATGTTAGTTTACCGCAGGTTCTACAAATTGACCGTCTACATAAGTCCACTCTGTTGTGCAATTATCAGGGCAAGCAGTCCAAAACAAAGGTTCTGCTACTGGAAATGTTTGGCCATCAAGCTCAATCTGACATACTCTATCAAATCTTGGGTCTATTAATGCTTGCATGATTTATCCTTATTTGTATTCGTAAACAATAACAATGCCTGATGCGCCAATAGCACCAGCCTGTGAAGAGGCTGATTCACATACTGCCCCACTTGCTCCACCGCCATAAGATAACCCAGCAAGCCCAGCAGCAAAACTAGCTGTTCTATTTGTGGTAACTACACCTGCATAAAATGAGCTTCCTCCAGTAGAATATGCTGCACTACCACCACAAGACCCATAACCACCAGTTAAATTTAAATCTCCTGAAGAGCCAGTTCCTCCAGCAGATGATGGCGACCTACTTGTACCTCCGACTCCTCCAGAACCACCAGTAGCACTAGCTAAAGCTCCAAAAGAGGAAGTACCACCAGCTCCACCTGTACCTGAGCCACTAGAACCTGCTGTGCCTCCTGCTCCTACTGTAACAGTTACTCCGCTAAAAGAAGATGTAATTTTTTTGCGAGCAAATCCACCACCCCCACCACCAGCACCAGAAGTAGTAGCTGAGACTCCTGCACCACCACCGCCACCACCAGCACCTACAACTTCAACAATAACAAAATTAGTGCCTGATGTTGGAGTATATGTTGCCGTTCCTGCTGTAGTAAAGTATTGAATATTGTTTAATGTGCCACTAGCGTTATTCCATGTTGGTGCGCTTGCTCCGTTTGATGTTAAAACTTGGCCGCTTGTTCCTGCACCTACGTTTACAACTTTTGAGCCATCTGTGTATAAAGTGCCACCAGCCGTTACTGCTAACGAAGCGTTATTTGTACCACCGTTAGCTACTGCAAGTGTGCCTGCAAGCGTTACTGCGCCTGTTGTTGCTGTAGATGGAGTTAAGCCTGTAGAGCCTGCGCTAAATGAGCTTACGCCTGTCAATGATGATACGTTAATTAACTGAAACTGTGTGCCATCGTAAACCACTTCAATTGCTTGACCTGATGCAATGTCACTA